TATTTGACCAGTCACAAATCAAAGGTCGTGGCTACATGGGCGCTATCCCTACATCAGAGGGTATGCCAATGACAGAGTTGTCATCATCCTTTGAGTTGGATGGTCAAGTAATCCAGCATCCTTTGATTGTTCCAACATTGTTGCCCCAAGAAATTGAACTGTTGCGTATGGGTGGAGAGCCAACACCTGAGATTTACCAAAAGGCGCAACAGTTTGCTTTAGGTCGTATTCAGCAAGGTCTTAGTCCATTTGCGACACCTCAAGACTTGCGTATGCCAGTTCCTGCAACATCCCCCACATACTCTGACCCCTTTGGAAATACAATCGGTTCATCTATAAGGTAATACTATGGCAACTGACAAACTTGAACAAAATGAATTTTATGAGCCTACTGAGGCTGATAAAGAGTTGACCGATTTTGTTACCAGCCACTGCAACAAATGGCGTGACTATAGAGATACAAACTTTCTCCCTGATTGGCTTGAGTATGAGCGCATCTTCCGAGGCCAATGGGCATCTGAAGACAAGACCCGTGAGTCTGAGCGTAGCCGCATCGTTACTCCTGCCACACAACAAGCTGTAGAGACTCGTCATGCTGAGATCATGGAAGCTATCTTTGGTCAAGGCGACTTCTTTGACATTGAAGACAACATCCAAGATATAGGTGGAAACCCTATAGATGTTGAGATGATTAAAGCGCAGTTGATGGAAGACTTCAAGAAGGACAAGATTCGCAAGAGTATTGACCAGATTGAGTTGATGGCTGAGATTTACGGCACAGGCATTGGCGAGATCATTGTCAAGACTGAGAAAGAGTATGTTCCCTCCACTCAGCCTATTCCCAATCAGATGGGTCAAGCTGCAATTGGCGTGATGGAAAAAGACAGGATTGCTGTCAAGATCATGCCTATCAACCCCAAGAACTTCTTGTTTGACCCTAATGGGACAAGCATTGATGACTGTATGGGCGTGGCTATTGAGAAGTATGTCTCAATCCACAAGGTTGTTCAAGGTATCGAGAAGGGCATCTATCGCAAGGTAGACATCACGCCCACCTATGAAGATACCGATCTAGAGCCTACCCAAGAGGTAAGCCAGTACCAAGATGAAAAGGTACTGTTGTTGACATACTATGGGTTAGTACCCCGTGAGTATTTGAACAACATGGCAGAGAACAAAGACATTGTTGAGTTGTTCCCTGAGAACTCTGCTGCTGAAGATTACTCAGATATGGTTGAGGCTATTGTCGTAATTGCCAACGATGGTATGTTGCTCAAGGCTGAAGAAAACCCTTACATGATGAAAGACAGACCTGTATTGTCGTACCAAGACGATACAGTGCCTAATCGCTTGTTGGGGCGAGGTACAGTGGAAAAAGCCTTCAATATGCAGAAAGCTATTGATGCTCAGACTAGGGCTCACTTGGATTCACTCGCTTTGACCACTGCCCCAATGGTTGCTATGGATGCCACACGTTTGCCCCGTGGTATGAAGTTTGAGATTAAGGCTGGTAAAGCCATTCTCACCAATGGCAACCCCAATGAAATTCTGTATCCCTTCAAGTTTGGTCAGACTGACTCAAACAATCTAGCAACTGCCAAAGACTTTGAGCGAATGTTGCTACAAGCTACTGGTACGCTTGACTCTAACGGGATGGTTTCACAAGCTACCCGTGATGGGGGTGGTATGTCAATGGCGGTTGCTTCTATTATTAAGAAGTACAAGCGTACATTGGTCAACTTTCAAGAAGATTTTCTTGTGCCTTTTATCAAAAAGGCGGCTTTCAGGTTCATGCAGTTTGATCCAGAGCGTTATCCTTCAGTTGACATGAACTTCATCCCCACTGCCACCCTTGGAATCATTGCTCGTGAGTACGAACAACAGCAATTCATTGGTTTGTTGCAGACCCTTGGCCCAAATACTCCTGTTTTGCCAGTGATTCTCAAAGGAATCATTGCTAACTCAAGTTTGAGCAATAGATTTGAGATGATGGCGGCTTTGGATGAGATGAGTAAGCCTAATCCAGAGGCACAGCAGATGCAACAGATGCAACAAGAGTTGGCAATGCAAGCAGCACAGGCTAATATTGCAGTGCAGACAAGTCAAGCAGAGCAAAACAAAGCAGAAGCTATCAAATTGTCAGTTGAGGCGCAGTTATTGCCACAAGAAGTACAGGCAAAGAACATGGCGGCAATGACCAAGAACCTTCCTAATGAAGATGACCAAGCATCTAGAGAGTTTGACAAGCGGGTCAAGATTGCTGAGTTGATGCTGAAAGAAGCAGACATTAAAAACAAGTCTAAAATTGTCGAGTTACAGATGAATAATGCTAAAAGCACTGTAGTAGACATGGAAAACGAGTTTTTACAAAACTTAAATCAGGAGTTGGCAAATGGCAATAGATAAAATCTTCAATGATGGAAATGTAGATGGCATTGCAGATAATATCTTTAATGCGGTAAACAACTCTGTATCCGAAGTTAAGCAAATGCAGCAGCGCAAAGCTGCTGAGAATGCTCAAATGGTTGTCCAATCTCTAAAAAAGATTGACACAGACATTCGTGATAAGTTTGACAATGTAGCTAATGTTCTTGAGAAGCGCATCATCACTATCAAAGATGGTCGTGACGGGATCAATGGTAAAGATGGGCGTGATGGTAAAAATGGCAAAGATGGACGGGATGGCAAAGATGGAAAGACTGGGCCACAAGGCCCAAAGGGTAAAGATGGTGTAGATGGTATTGATGGCGTATCTGTTGCCAATGCCAACATCGACTTTGATGGTTCTTTGATTATTGCTTTGTCTAATGGTCGAGAGATCAACGTAGGTGAAGTTGTTTCTACAGAACTACAAGACCGCATTAAAGTTATTACCAGTGGTGGCGCAGGCGGTGGTGGTGGTAGTGGAACAGTCACAAGTGTTGCTCTTTCTGGTGGCACAACTGGTCTGACTGTAACTGGCAGTCCTATTACTACAGCAGGAACAATTACCCTAGCAGGAATATTGGCAAAGGCAAATGGCGGTACTGGTACTGCTACGCCTAGCATTGTTGCGGGTACAAATATCACAGTAACTGGCTCTTGGCCTAATCAAACAATTGCAGCATCTGGCGGTGGTGGTTCAGGCGATGTAGTTGGGCCAGCATCTTCTACTGACAATGCGTTAGTTCGTTTTGACAGCACTACAGGCAAGTTAATTCAAAACAGCGTTGTAATAGTTGGTGACTCAACAGGCAATATGTCTGGTGTTGGTACTCTATCGGTTGGTGGCGAATTGACTTATGGTGGTGTAACGCTTAGCAATGCCGTAACAGGCACTGGCAAGATGGTACTAGATACCAGCCCTACATTGGTTACTCCTATATTGGGTACTCCAACAAGTGCAACATTAACCAATGCAACGGGTCTACCAATCTCCACTGGTGTGTCTGGACTTGGTACTGGTGTAGCAACTGCTTTAGCTGTAAACGTAGGTTCTGCTGGCGCTCCTGTTGTAAATGGTGGCGCATTAGGTACACCCTCTGGTGGAACAGCAACTAACTTAACTGGTTTGCCTTTATCAACAGGTGTTACAGGTACATTGCCTGTAGCTAATGGTGGTACTGGAGTAACAACTTCTACTGGTTCTGGCAATACTGTATTGTCCACAAGTCCCACATTGGTTACGCCTATCTTGGGTACTCCAACAAGTGCTACGCTGACAAACGCAACTGGCTTACCCTTATCTACTGGTGTAACTGGTACGTTGCCAATAGCTAATGGTGGTACAGGTGCTACAACACTTGCAGGGGCTAATATTGCTGTTGTCAATGCAGCCAACACCTTTACAGGCACACAAACATTCTCAGGTACATCATCAACAACAGCCATTGTTCTAAATGATGCGGCAGAGGTAGCAACAGTCTCTGCAACAGCGGCAACTGGCACTATTGCATACGACATCACTACACAATCGGTGCTGTATTACACCAGTAACGCATCTGCTAACTGGACAGTTAACTTCCGTGGCTCTAGCGGTACATCGCTAAATACTTTGATGAGTACAGGTCAGTCAATGACTGTGGCTTTCTTGGTAACTCAAGGCGCTACTGCTTACTACAACTCTGCTGTCCAAGTTGATGGCACTACATCAGGTGTGACTACAAGATGGTTTGGTGGTGCGCCTACTGCTGGTAATGCAAGTGGTATTGATAGTTACCGCTACCTCATCATTAAAACAGGCAGTGCAACCTTTACTGTCTTGGCAAGCAACACACAATTTAAGGCTTAAAAAGATGCCATTACAAGCAACTTCTGGTGCGGCTTCTCAAGATGCGTTTGGTGGCAATGGTGTGGCTGTTGTGCCTACATATATTGAGGATGTTTTCTCGACTTATCTGTATACGGGTACTGGTGCGGCACAGACGATCACAAATGGTGTTGACCTGTCTACCAAAGGTGGTTTGGTTTGGTTAAAGGGTCGATCAGGCGCAACAGATCACGCTTTGTATGATACAGCCCGTGGCGCTACATTTGATGCTGCATCAAATTTAACAACTGCACCAACAACACAAGCAACAGGGTTAACTGCATTTGGCACTACAGGGTTTTCTATTGGCGCATTAGCAAAATTAAACACTAACTCAGCTACCTACGCCTCATGGACATTCCGCAAGCAGCCTAAGTTTTTTGATGTCGTAACTTTTACAAAAAGCACAGCAAATCTTTCTGTTTCTCACAGTCTTGGCTCAATTCCTGCGTGTGTGATTATTAAAGCAACCAATATTGCTGATGAGTGGTACACATACCATAGAAGTTTGACATCTACTAATTACAACCTTAACCTAAATAGAACAAACGCTCAGTCAGATAATGGGGCATCATGGATTTCTTTGACATCTACAACTGTAGATTTAAATACTGGTCTTATCCCTGCTGATGGTAACACCTATGTAATGTACTTATTCGCCCATGACGCAGGAGGCTTTGGCCTGACGGGTACGGACAATGTGATTAGCTGTGGGTCGTTTACGACTAATGGTAGTGGTGCGGCAACAGTTAACCTTGGGTATGAGCCACAGTGGGTGATGACAAAAATTGTGTCGGACACGGGAAATTGGGTTATCAATGACAACATGAGGGGTATGCCCGCATCTCAAACATCGCAGGTTCTATACCCAAACTTGACTGCGGCTGAATCTTCTAGCATTTACTTCTCCACTCAGCCTAATGCAACAGGGTTTACAACCACTGCTTACGCTAATAATCCGAGCCAAACAGTCATCTACATAGCCATACGCCGTGGCCCGATGAAAGTGCCTACTACGGGTACGAGTGTGTTTGCTCCTGTTAATCAAACTGGCGGTGGAACAGTAACAACAAATTTTCCAGTTGATTTAGTTATTGCAACTACTCCAAGCCAATCTTCATATCGAAGTGTTAATGATAGGTTAAGAGGCGGTAGAACAACAAGAGGTGTTGAACTTTATACCAACGTAACAAATGCAGAGGCTGTTGGTTCTTTTGGATTTGGTTTTGATAACAATACTGGATATATAGATGGACTTTTTACGTCTTCTTTTAGTGATTTATATTTAAACTTTAGACGAGCCCCATCGTTTTTTGATGAGATTTGCTATACAGGGACAGGTTCTGCAAGGACTGTGAGCCATAACTTACAGGCTGTACCTCAATTAATAATTACAAAGGTAAGAAGCTCCGCTGGTTATGGTTGGTTTGTCTATCCCTTAGATGCCACAAAATACATGGAGTTAAATAGCACTAGCGCAGCGGGGGTAACTTCATCTGCTTGGAATGACACTGCACCAACTGCAAGTGTATTTACAGTTGGTGCAGCAGACCAAACTAATTTGAGCGGAGCAACGCTTGTAGCCTACCTATTTGCAACTTGCGCTGGTGTTTCCAAAGTAGGTAGTTACACAGGTACAGCCGCAACACTTCAAATTGATTGTGGTTTTACAGGTGGCGCAAGGTTTGTTCTTATCAAACGCACAGACTCAACTGGTGCTTGGTATGTGTGGGACACAGCTAGAGGCATTGTTTCAGGTAATGACCCCTATCTCTTGCTCAACAGCACAGCCGCTGAAGTAACAAACACAGACTACATCGACACCTACAGCGCAGGATTTGAGATCAGCAGCACAGCGCCAGCAGCCATCAATGCAAGCGGTGGAACATACATCTTCTTGGCAATCGCATAAGGAAACATCATGCAAATCAGAACACAAGACGGGCAAGTAATGTACGAATCAGAATTTCGTGCATACACAAAAGCCAATGGTGGCCCTACATGGGAGATAACAACAACTGAGGTGCTAGAAGCCTTGGGTGCTGATGTAATCTTTGAAGGCCCACAAGCCACTGGTGGCACTGTTTACCAATACTCAGTCTATGGCGGTATTGAGCAGATTGAGGGCAAGTGGTACACCAAGTACACACTTGGCCCTGTTTTCACAGATCGTGCTGCTACTGAGACAGAAGCTGCCCAAACCGCTGTTGAGCAAGAGACTGCTTACAAAGCTACTAAGGATGCAGAGCAAGCCAAGTCTGTTCGTTCCTCTAGGGATGCTAAGTTATCAGAGACTGATTGGCGGTTTCGCAGTGATATGACACCCTCACAGGCGTGGAAAGATTACTGCCAAGCCCTGCGGGATGTGCCATCTCAGGCTGGTTTCCCTTGGACTATTGAGTGGCCTGAAGCACCATGAGTCCCGATTTGCAAAAATACTACGAAAGCCGCTTTGACATGATGTCAACAGAGGGTTGGAAGGATTTGTCCGTAGATATTGACATTATGATAGAGTCGCTGAATAATCTAAGCGTTATTCCTGATGAAAAGACCTTAATGTTCAAAAAAGGTGAACTTTCCATCTTGACTTGGCTGAAAACCTTGAAAGAGGTCAGTGAACGAGCCTACGAGGAATTGAATGAAAAGAATTTATGAATTTGTCTGCGTAAGTGGACACAGAATTGAGAGGTATTGTGATTATGAGGCACATACTGCTCAGTGTGAGTGCGGTGGTACAGCCAACCGCACAATTTCGGCTCCAAGCATCAACTTGGAAGGGTGGTCTGGTCATTTTCCGTCTTCATGGATGAAATTTGAGAAGAAACATCGTGATAAGTTGGTAGAAGAGCGTAAAACCACAACATAAGCATTTATGCCGTTGTGTATCCTAGAACCCAAAAGTGGCAGGAAAAAGGACAAATATGTTGATTGATAACCCAGATGAGATGTTAGGTGAGTTAGAGGCTGTTCAAAAGCAGAAACTTGAAACTACTGTTGAGCCGATGAGTAATGACATTCCCGACAAATATCGGGGCAAAGAACTGTCAGACATCATCAAAATGCACCAAGAAGCTGAAAAGCTGATCGGTAAGCAAGCTCAAGAGGTAGGTGAAGTACGCAAATTAGCAGACGAACTCATTAAGCAAAACCTTGCTGGAAAACCTCAACCTATTCAAGAGGAAGAACCTGAAGTAGATTTTTTCGAGAATCCACAGGCGGCGGTTCGTAAGACTGTTGATAACCATCCTGATGTACTTGCGGCTAGACAAGCTGGTCAAGAGTTCAAAAAGATGCAAATTCAGCAAAAGCTGGCGGCAGAGCATCCTGATTTCGGTCAGATTGCTCAAGATGCAGACTTTGTAAATTGGGTGAAATCTTCACCTATTCGCATTGGTTTGTATGCAAAAGCTGATGGTGAATTTGATTATGACAGTGCTAATGAATTGCTGAGTACTTACAAGCAGTTGCGTGGCGTTAAGGCTAAACAGACTAATGAAGCAGGGGAAACTCAGCGCAAGTCTAGTCTTAAAGCGGCGACAGTTGATGTAGGTGGCAGTGGAGAGTCTGGAAAGAGAGTCTATCGCAGGGCAGACCTTATTCGGCTGAAGATGACTGATCCTAACCGCTACGATGCCTTGAGTGAAGAAATAATGCAAGCGTATCAAGAGGGTAGGGTCAAATAATTTAACTTTTGATTTTATTGGAGTACACAAATGGCAACATCATTTTCCCCCACGAACTCGGTAACAGTTACCACAGCAGCCAATTTCATTCCTGAAATTTGGTCAGATGAAATTATTGCGGCTTATAAGAAGAACCTAGTTTTAGCTAACTTGGTTATGAAGATGAACTTCAAGGGCAAGAAAGGTGACACTGTTCACATTCCTGCTCCTGCTCGTGGTTCAGCTTCTGCCAAAACAGCTACTGACGCAGTTACTTTAATTGCCGCAACTGAGTCTGAAGTTCAAGTGTCTATCAACAAGCACTATGAATATTCACGTTTGATCGAAGACATCGTTGAAGCTCAAGCATTGAACTCTATGCGTCAGTTCTACACTTCTGATGCTGGTTACGCCCTGTCTCGTCAAGTTGATACTGACTTGATTCAGTTGGGTCGTACAGCTAATGGTGGTTCTACTGGCGCTCAGTATGGTTCTGCTTTCATCGGTGGTGATGGTACAACTACCTTTGACTACACAGCAAACACCAACACTGGTAATGCGTCTGCTCTGACTGATGCTGCTATTCGTCGCACCATTCAGCGTCTTGATGACAACGATACTCCTATGGACAATCGTTTCTTCATCATTCCTCCCTCAAGCCGCAACACTTTGATGGGTCTGGCTCGCTACACCGAACAAGCATTTGTTGGTACTGGCGATGCTATCCGCAATGGTGAAATTGGTAACCTCTATGGTATCCCTGTGTTTACTACCAGCAACGCTGACTCAGCATCTGCTACAGCCGCTTTCCCAACAAGTGGTTCTGCTATTGCTCGTGTTTGCTTGATGGGTCACAAGGACTCTATGGTTCTGGTTGAGCAAATTGGTGTTCGCTCACAAGTTCAGTACAAAC